TACTGTTAGCAGCGCAGCGAGACATGATTAATCTCAAAAAGCAGTTTAAAGCAAACGAGATAGATGAGCAGACGTATCTTGATTTAGCGGAAGCGAGACAAAGAGCCTTAGACACAGAGCTATCTTCTAAGTCAGATGATAGAGTTGTGAGCCGTTCTGTACCGCTTGCTCCAACCCTGAAAGACCGAGGCAGGCTAGACCAGGTTTTCTACCACCCTGAGCTTTCTAACTACGTAGATACTTCAGGGTACACAGCGACATCTGGGGCTCTTAAAGGCCGCAAGGACGGCGTCATGGGAGACCACGACCCGTATGCAAAACACATAAACGTATATACTCGACAAGATCCCGCGCAACGACTTCCAACAATGATACATGAAGTTCAACACCTTACGGATGCTGCTTCTAAGTCTCCGGGTAAGGGGTTTAACAAAGACAGATCCCCTAGAGTTAGGGCAGCGGCAGAATCTATATTCGATAACAAGCTGCGGTCCTTCTTACAAAACAAGATGGATAACACCATAGATTATCTAAACATAGCAGCATGGGGTCCAGATAAGATCCTAGATTCTGCGCTTCTAACTGACTTAGTAGGTAAATCCTTAGCCAACAATAAATCTCCTGGCGGAAAGTTTCTTGATAGAGAGCTTTTTAAAAAAAATCTGGGGGAGAAGGGTTTCGATGCTGATTTACCGCTTGAATACCTAGAAGAAACATTTCCACAAATTATGCAGGACGTTGAAGAGTATGCCTCCATCCTTGGTAGCCGGGAGTATGCTCTATCTCAGATGTCTGACTTTGAAATCTACGAAAGGGAGTTGGGTGAAGTCAAAGCTCGATTAGCCGCTGATCGTTCAAAGCTAACCGCTGAGCAGCGCCGGAATTCACTAGCCACAGAAGACATAACCACAACTAGCAAAGAAATACCGCTAGATTTGTCAGCAATATTCACCCCGGATGAATTCTAATACAGGTAACCAGCACATGGAAAAATCACTTCGTCCCAAGGCTCGGCCTAAAACAGTATTATCCTATGAAGACACTGATAAGATAGAGCGCCTGGTATGGGCGGAGGCGCGTGGAGAAGGCGTAGAAGGACGTAATGCGGTGCGTGGGGTGATACTAAACCGTTTAGCGTCCTCCCGCTTCCCAAACGACATAGATGGGGTTCTAGATCCTAAAGAGTTTGAACCTCTAGATGAGCATGGTGACGTTTATAGCATCCCGATACCTGAAGAAGATCTACAGCGGGGTCACAACGAATTTGCGGATTATTACCAGCTTGGCAAAGACGCCGTTGATGGACGTACATTTTTCCAAAACACTAAAACTACCAAGGCCCGTGGCACAAACTTTTCTGGCCCAGACCCAATTACCATTGGTAATCACACTTTTACCCGTGGGTACGAAGGCCAAGAGCCGGTGTACGACACAAATTTCTCCCACAACATTACAGTGATCTACCCCGAATACGCAGAGGCCACCTTAGAAGGTATGGCCCTTGGCGGCTTAGCGGTAGCGCGTAAAGGTATTATGACCCCGGAAGGTAAAGACATGGCAGATAAAAAATTTCAATTAGACGAAAACAAAGCAGATTTGGACGATGACGGGTCTCTCTCGTCTTACGAAAAAACCCGTGCAGAAGCTGTACAGAAAGCCGTAGATGACCCCGACCAGGATGAAAAGTACTCTATGTACCACGGCGGTATGATGGAGCCTGTAGATCCTGTTTCAGGCAATCCTATTCCACCAGGCTCTACCGCAGAGAATGTGCGAGATGATATCGAGGTTAACCTGTCTGAAGGGGAGTATGTATTACCCGCTGATGTAGTTCGTTGGCACGGTCTGAAACATATTATGGATATGCAGGATGAAGCCAAATCAGGTTTAATGATGATGGACAGTATGGGCCTACTCGTAGGTGATACACCTGTATATGAAGAATGCTCACAATGTTCCGGCGAAGGCTGTGAATACTGTGAAGGAGAAGCCTCTGAAGAGGACGAAATGGAGACACCTGAGGGAAATGAAATTGAACTTCCAACAGTAGAAACTGTTGAGAGTGAGATCATCGAAGGTGATGAAACTGAAGAACTTGCTGAAGATGAAATGTACGGCAAGGAAGATAGTATGCCTTCGATGTTTGGCATGGTGAAGAAACCAAAGATTTCTTTCATCATTTAACATCACTGGGCCACCCGCAAAGCGGCCCCCACCCCCAGAGGAAAATATGGCTAAGTATAAGAACGCAATCCGCGAAGAGGCGGATGATATGAGCTATTCACAAGAGCTTGCTGCAACACAGGCAGAAAACCAGCCACAAGAGGAAGTTAGCACTGATAGTGAAGATGCCAGCTTCCGTAAACGGTACGGAGATCTTCGCCGCCACATGCAGCAAACCTTGGCGCAGAAAGACCGGGAACTTACTGAGGTTAAACGTCAATTAGACAGTGCTGCCAGAGGGCAGATCAAGTTCCCTAAATCCGATGAAGACATTGAAAAATGGTCTAAAAAATATCCAGACGTTGCGCAGATCGTAGATACCATTGCCCGTAAGCGAGCAAACGAAGCCCTAGAAGAGGGTGAACGGCGTTTAGAAGGTCTGAAACAACTAGAGAATAAGATGACACGTAAAGAAGCTGAAGGTCAGCTACTCTCGTTACATCCAGATTTCCCTAAGATCCGTAGTGATACTGGGTTCCATGAGTGGGTAGCTGATCAACCACAGTATATCCAGGATGCCCTCTATAAGAATAACTCAGACGCAAAAGCAGCTGCTCGAGCGATTGATCTATACAAAGCAGATAAGGGAATTCGACGTAAGTCTTCCACCTCTGCAGATGCCGCAAAAGCGGTAGGTAAAACCTCCAGAAGCGCCCCAACCACAACCGGGCAGGCAACATTCTCTGAATCACAGGTCCAACAAATGTCGGACAAAGAGTATGATAAAAATGAAGATGCCATTCTGGAGTCCATGCGTAAAGGTAGCTTCTCATATGATGTTACCGGAGCAGCACGTTAGTACTTGATATAAAAGAACTTTTCGTGTTATAATGTAGTTGTCAATAAGAGGCTAACTAGCCCTTAATTACTACATGAGGCCACCCTACAAGGTCTACCCTCAACCATCCCCAAATTCAGAAGATCAAAGACGTTCTAGTCTACCAGCAATGGAGAGGCCCGGAGCTATAATATCACGGCCTGATATGTAGCTGCGCACCCTCAAACCCATGCTGCCACTGTTTGTCCCCTTCTGTGTTCTGTCCAGAGCCTTTTCGGCTCCGCCATTTCACAAGGAGAAACAAAATGGCATTTCCATCAGCAAATGGTTACGGCAATTTACCAAACGGTAACTTTAGTCCTGTAATCTATTCTAAAAAAGTACAGAAGGCTTTCCGCAACAGTTCCGTTGTAGAAGATATTACAAATACTGACTATGCGGGCGAGATCGCCAACATGGGTGACTCAGTTAAAATCATCAAAGAACCTGAAATCACTATCAATTCTTATGCACGTGGTACAACACTCGCGACACAAGATATCACCGATGCCGATTTCACAATGATCGTCGATCAAGCCAACTATTTTCAGTTCGCACTCGACGATATAGAAGAGGCACATAGCCATATTAATTTCATTGATTTGGCAACAGACCGTGCGGGTTTCAAACTGCGTGATGCATTCGACCAAGACGTATTGGGCTACATGTCCGGTTACTCCTGGAACGGTTCTGCATGGGTGGCTCGTACCGCGGCGGCAGGCACAAAAGCAGATGCAGCGGCAGGCGCAGACGAATTGCTTGCAGCCAACAAGCTGACACAAGGTGCTTTCGGTGGTTCCACCGCAGCTAACTCAATCCCTGTAACCGCCGGTGGTGGTGCTGGTGCTTTGACTTCACCTTTGGCTGTTCTAAACCGCATGGCTCGTCTGATGGACGCAGCTAACGTGGACACAGACAATCGTTGGGTCGTATGTGACCCGGTGTTTAAAGAGATCTTGCTCGATGAAGACGCGAAGCTGATTAATTCTGACTTCGGTGGAGAAGGCGAAGTGCGTAACGGTCGTATGCCCGGCACCATTCGTGGCTTCCGCGTCTACACAAGCAACAACCTTCCTTACAAAGGTACAGGCGCTGGTACATCTGCCTCTGCAGGTTCTGCAACTAACTTTGGTGTTCTGGTTGCTGGCCATGACTCCTCCGTGGCAGTGGCTGACCAAATTGCGAAAACTGAGAGCTTCCGCTCACCAGATACATTCGCAGACATCGTCCGCGGGATGCAGCTCTATGGCCGAAAAATCCTTCGTCCAGAAGGACTTATCACTGCAAATTACAACTTAGCCTAATAGCTAAGCGGGGGCAGGGCAACTTGCCCCCTACACTCCTTTTAAGGATCATTCATGCCTAGTACATATCTAAATCTATGTAACATGGTGCTACGCCGCATCAATGAAGTAGAGATTGCAGCCGACGATTTTTCGTCGGTTCGTGGCGTTCAGGCCTTAGTAAAAGATGCGGTGCGAGCTGCTATAAGCAAGATCAACCAAGCTGAGTTTGAATGGCCCTTTAATGCTTCTGAGCATACTCAGGTTCTGACACCTGGCCGCACAGAATATGATTGGCCCGACTATTTCAAGATTGCCGATTTCAATACCTTTCAAGTTCAGAAAGATGACAGCCTAGGCACAGGATATAAGACCTTAGATGCTATTGAGCGTGATGAATGGTATTCCAAATATCGTGATGATGACTACGAAGCTGGATCAGCGGGTCGCACAATACCTAGCTTCGTATTCCCCTCACATGGGACAGGGTTCGGTGTTTCGCCATCCCCTGACAAAGCGTACAGCATCCGCTTCAGATATTACCTGAATTATGCAGACCTGGTGGCCTATAGCGATGTAACCCGTATTCCAGAAAGCTTCGACACAGTTATCATCGATGGAGCTATCTATCACCTGTATATGTTCAAGTCTAATTTAGATGCCGCTAACGCTGCCTACCTTGCATTCCAAAGCGGTCTAAAAGATCTGCAGACACTATACATCAACAGTTACGAATATATCCGAGATACAAGGATTAAGTTCTAATGCCTGATGAAATCCAGAGTTATAAGCTGGTATGTTCTGGTGGGCTAAACAGTAACGAAAACCATTTGTTTTTGTCTGAGGCCGCAGCTGGTGCTGCCACTCGCCTGGTAAACTATGAACCTAGCCTCTACGGTGGATATCGTCGTGTAGAAGGCTTTGGTCTTCTTGGCGGTCTAGACGTTGAGGTTGGCGCAGGTTCAGCCACGGGACCAGTACTTTGCGTAGCGATATATAGAAACGAACATATTGGTAATCCATACGTGATTGCCGCCCGTAAAGATAGCGGGGCTAACACATACAAGTTCTACCGGTTTGTAGATTACGTGGGCTGGCAGGCAATGACCAACAGCCTAACTTTAGCCACTACAAATGGATCTCGCACAGTAACAAAGATCCGGCATGCCCAATTTGATTTCGGAAACGGTTCTAACATCTGCTTTGTAGATGGTGTGAACAATGCCATCATGTTCGATGGCCTTAACTGGTCACAGATCAACACAACTAATACCGGAACCCAAGCAAGCCCTGGTGGAGATCAGGTTCTAAATGCCCCAGCGATTGTGGAGGTGTTTGAGAACCACTTATTCCTTGGTGGTGATCTTACCTCTAGGGCTGTAATATGCCACTCCGCTCCCACAGATCCGTATAACTTTACCTTTGCGGCGGGTGCTGGGCAGATCACTCCCGGCTTCAATGTTGTACAGTTCAAACCTTTCCGGGATGATTTGTACATTTTTGGTATTAACGCCATTAAGAAAGTAAGCCCTGATCTAACTGCAGGCTTTGTCCTCGACCAGGTTACGGCAAATGTGGGTTGTGTTGCGCGAGATAGCGTATTGGAAATTGGTGGAGATCTAATTTTTCTTTCCCCAGAGGGTTTTAGACCGGTTGCCGGAACCTCCAGGATCGGTGATGTGGAGATCCAGACATTATCCAAAGCTATCCAGGTCACTCTGGTCGATATGATCCGAGACTTTGATATGGATACTCTTAACGGTGTTGTTATCCGAGGTAAGTCCCAGGTTAGATTTTTTGTCGGAGATAACAGTACAGAGACTACCGATAGCTTTGGTATCATTGGTGGACTAGCCGATCAACAAGGTACGATCTCCTGGGAGTTTGGTGAGATGCAGGGCATTAGGGCCTCATGCTGCACCTCTGATTACATTGGTCGTACTGAGTA